CATTATCGCCTTGACCAGTATTCAATGTAGGAGCATCTAGTGTTCCCGATATGGTAGTATTACCAGTTATATTTAATGTGCTTAGTGTGGTTGCTCCAGTTACATCTAGTGTAGTGCCTATCGTTGCACTTGTGCCTACTTCTAAGTATGTGTCTGCTTTTAGGTATGTTCCTGCGTAAACGTGTTGGTCTGCATTGATACCGTTATCAACATCTAAACTCGTGCTTATATAAACTGGATTGTTGAATTTTTCACTAGGGTCAGCATCCCATACTTGAGTTGATGTATTCCATACGATACTTGTAGTATCAATTTCATCGGTAATGACTATACCATTAACAGTTAGGTCATCGTTTATAGTTACAAGACCACTAGCTATATTAACATCAATTACATCAGTTGTTACTGCTTGGTTGTTAGCATCACCTGCGAATATTTTTCCTTCATTTAGGTTAGGTACGGCATTGGTTCGACCTGCACCCATGATGTAAATTTGTCCACTACTACCATCAACTCGTATAACCTTAGCAATCTTCTGAAGCAGATTACTTTCACCAGTTGGTGGTGTATTTACAAGCGTACCACTAGGACCAATAAACAACTCATCGCCTACGGTGAACCCACTTGTGTCTATTCCTATTAATTTACCATGGGTAACTATATCACCCATAGCATTATTGTTTACATTTGCTGATAAAATACCAATAGAAGGCATTGTGCCACTACCATCCGAATCAGCTACATCTATGGTAAATTGTTGACCTTCTACATTTTGTCCTGATATGTAAACTGGTGTACCTTTTGTTAATGTGCCACCTGTATCATTCTTTCCTTGTACGTGAATAGCACCAGTTAAATCGCCAATAAAGTCAGCCGTTACTGTGTTAAATGTAACATCATCCCCAGTTCCTAATTCTAAATTATCTCTTGCAGTAGCTACATTTTGTAAGTCAGATAGGTTCTGTGACTTCTCTAAATAGATAGAACCACTACCAGTGTTTCCTCCTGAGCTTCCTATTGCATTACCACCAGTCGAGCCACTGCCACTTGTAACATAGAAAGTGTCTAAGTCGTCATCTGTTGCTGTCTCAACATTTAATTCGATAGCGTTTACATTCCACACATAAGATTTGCTATCCCATGAACCACCGAGAAAAAAGAATACAGTACCACCATCATTAAAGTAATTTAATGTTGTGTCAGGTTCATACTCACCATATAACTGCGCCCTAAGATTCCTTCTGTTATTTCTACTAATGTCAAGTATCTCTGCTAGCAATAACTCTTGATGATTTGTATATGTACTAGCACCATCTCTACGCCATTGACTTAAAATAGTATCGTCTGATTTTTTTAAAGCAGATAAAGATGCACTTGTCGGTCCTTGGCCAAATTGCCATGTTCCGTAGTCATAATCAACGTTATATTCTCCAGTCTGGGTTAAACTATAATCAATCGCTGAAGTTACGCCCTCTATCTCGTCTGAATACTCAAGGTTAAAAACTATATCACGTAAATACCAATAAACGTCGTTGATTCCAGTTTGTGGCTTAAATTCTACTTTAAGCTGACCATCCGCTAGCGCAGGTATAGGGTCGGTAATTATTTGCTCAAATACTTTAAAAACATAATTACCATCGCTATCTGTTGTTTGATGTGTTTCGGGAACGTTTACATTTATTTCTGTTTCTGTTGTTGTCCAGCTATTCCCATCAAAATAATAGTCTGTTGCCGTTCCAGTATCTACCCATATTTTTACGTTAAATACGTTTGTGTTACCTATTGTGCTTGCTGTGTTAGCGTACCAAAGATTAAACTCTAAACTTAGGTTTCCAGTACCATCAGCTTGCCAGTACTGCTCGTGTACAATATCAGCATCACCAACATCAAACCAGTATTCACGATTAAATTTCATACCTTGGAAGATGCTCTTATGGTCAAACTGACCTCTTACTACTTTAATGCCACCAAAGTAGTTATTTGTTGAGCCACCCAATATTCTAAGATTACCCGCACTTGACTGAAATGTTGTTGCGCCAAACTGAAAAGTTAAATCAGTAGCTGTTTTAACCCCATCTTTATCGTATGTAAACTTTCGAACAGCACTCGGTGTTTCTACTGCACTTATTTGCGTGAGTGTCCAATCACCATTTGCTTGTCTAAGTATTACACCATATGCCCTGAGTAAATACAGCAAGGCTGTTTCAAGGGTTAAAGGTCTATCCTCCTCGTCATCTGTCTGCCCATATATTCTGAATCGTTCTTTTTCATGATACACTTGATTTAGTATATCATCACCATCGTTTAACGCGTTAGCCTCCCATGCTGTAAAACTTAATATATCATTGTCATATCCGAGTGTATTTAGTATATCAGCAATAAGTACAATAGCCTTTTCTTTTTCAGGCGTAGTAGTGAGAGTAAACTCACCTCGTAATAGAATATCCTTTGCGACTATCTTTGCTGTCTGATTACCATAATTTTGTTCTGATATGGTTATTAAGTCAGGTACAACAAATCCAGTCCAAATTACATCCGAACCTCTCTTTAATCGTACAGCATACTCCCCAATTTCGCTTTCTGCGATGCTTATTATCTCTGACCTATGGCTACTATCATCTACACTTATATCGCCAGTACACGACGATTTTTGAAGCAAATTAATAGAACGGAAATCACTCTCTTCATAGTTTCTTTTTATAGAGATGCCATTCCACTCAGTACTTGAACCACTATAACCACTCTGAAGAATTTCAAACGTATATGTATATACTGTCGAATCTGTATCGATAATTTTCTTATCGACGAAATAATATTTTAATCCGTAACCCGTCATCGACCCAAGCTGTAATTGGCTTCACTTAACGCCAACACAAGGTCAGTACCCTTTACTCTAAATTCACCACCGAGTTGCATTCTTTGACTCGCTCCTTGTGCTTGCAATCCTCCAAAGTCCTTCATCGCAAGTATGTTATCGTTTGGATGAAACTCAACAACCTTACCACTATCAGTTATAAGAGCATCACCTACGCTTGTTTTGTTTCCAAAAAGGGCTCCTCCTATTTTCCCAAGCAGTCCACCACCTTCGCCAAAAAAACCCGATGTCATTTTACCACCTATTGTCAGCCCGCCACCTAGTGTAAAGGATAAAAGCATCTGAATACCCTTGCCAAGCATTGCCTTGCCTAATTCTTTTAATTGGTCAAGCAGGCTTGTCCCCTGCATAATAGCAGTGGTAAAAGCATCAGCTATAGAATTGCCCAAATCTTTATAAGCCTGATTCATTATCATCGTGTTTGATGTAATATCTCTTGCTCCTTTTATTATTTTAGCAAAAAATCCAAGTGTCTGCTCTGCCTGAACTGGGTCTGTTTTTATTGTTGCATCAGCTTGCTCTCCAGTCTCTGATGGTGCTGTTAATGATAAATTTAACAACTCAGACAAGCCAAGCATATCTAATAATCCAGTACTAGCTGAGCTTATGTAATCCCCTAAACTTTTAAATTCATTGTTATAATCTTTCTGCTCTGTTTTTAGGCCTTCTAATTCATTTGCCAGCATCCTGAATGGATTGACTTTATTTAAGTCTGAAAGGCCTTCACTTATATTTCCTGCAAAATCAATACCAGACTCAGACAATCTTTCTGCATATTCTGCTTGAGCCTGCAGGCCATCAGCTACCTCCTGAATAGACTTAGAAGCGCCCTCCATAAATGGTATCTTTGAGAATGCCTCAGCTGTTTTACTGGCGATATCTGCAACAATCCGTAGCACCTTGGCCTTCACAGTTTGAAAGCTAGAAATCATCCAATTAAAGAAATCACCAAATGCACCAGTAAATGTTCTTATCAAAATTAAGAACGCATCAAGGAAGACACTAAATGGATTAAGCTTTATAACAAGCTGTGCTAGTGATACAAGCGTGTTTCTCCACCAAGATACATCGCTTATTCTTTCAATAACTGCATTCCAGTTGTCAAGCAAGTAAAACAAAACCCCTGACAGCGCCACCACTCCTGCGATTATAGCTGTTATAGGGCCTCCTAATAAAGCTATTGCTCCGGCTATTACCCCAAGCGCTGTTCCAACAACAACAAGGGCAGGTCCTAATCCTGCTAATATTGCAAGCAACTTCATTACAGACTCTTTTGTTTCATCAGAGGCATTTGTAAAGGCTCTCACCTTGTCAGCTACTGAATCAACCACTGTCTCTAATTTTTTTAATATTCCTAAATCCGCAAGCTCAATAAACATTCCCTCAATGGCTGAACGCAACTCGGTAAAAGCCCCACGCAGTCCTTGCATCTGAGTGTCTGCAACTCTTTTTGCTGTGCCACCTGAATCTGAAAGACTTGCTTCAAATTCTCTTAGCTTATCAGTGCCTTGCGATAATAGCGCAACAAGTCCAGGACCTGCTCTTTTCCCAAATATATCAATAGCCTCTTGAGTGCCCCCTGACTTTTGGGTCAATGTATCAAGAATATCAGCCATTGGGAGCATGTTTCCATTAGCATCATTCATTGAAAATCCTAGCTCTTGAGATGCCTCCCCTAACGTAGTTAATATACCTCTCAGGGTAGTGCCTGCCATGCTTGCCTGAATACCTGCATCCGATAGCATACCTATAATAGCTGATGTTTCTTCTAGTGAAACACCCATGCCTGCTGAGATAGGCGCTACAAATTTCATAGCATAGCCTAACTGCATTAAGTTAGTATTGCTTGTAGTGAAGGTTTTTGCCATTACATCGACCACATGGTCAATCTCGCTCGCATCCTTACCAAATCCAGTAAGAATATTTGATGCAATATCACTAGCTGTGGCTAAATCCATCGCACCTGCACTAGCCAAATTCAATACTCCCGGCATAGCTTTCATTATCTCAACAGTATTAAAACCTGCCATTGCCAAAAAGTTCATTCCTTGAGCTGCCTGACTTGCTGTAAACTTTGTCGTGCTACCTAGTTCTTTTGCTTGGTCACGTAATAAAGCAAACTCTTCACCAGTAGCACCAGTTACTGCTTTTACCTGATTCATGGCCTGCTCAAAATCCATAGCAGTTTTTACCATGGCCACACCAAGCCCAGTTATTGGAACTGTAAGCCTTCTAGTTAGTGTTTGGCCAGTTGCTTTGACTTCTTGACCAAATCCTTTTAATAAGCCACTAGCTTGCCTTAAACCTTTTTGAAGGCCCTTTATATCAGCGCCTAGTATAGCATTAAATCCACCTATGCTTGTTGTATTACCACCTACTGTTGTTGACGCCATTGCTTTCTCCGTTTGTTGCTTCTCTCGATAATATCCTCAAAATCTGGTCGGCTCATTTTTTTATCGGCTTTTTCGTTTTTAAGTGGAAGCATTTTATTAGGTGTTAATTTTCTCCTGCCTTTATTATCTAAGCCTGAGTAAACGGAAGTAAGATAGGAATTTAAACGCATCACTGTATAGTCATGCAGTACATTCTCCTCGAAAGCCCTCGCCATAAGATTAAAGTCGTAAACAGTAGTTTTTCTTATATTTTCAGGCATTAAACCCATTCGGTAGCCCAAAATATACAAGTCCTCTAATGTTGTTACCGACCCTTTTTCGGCCGAGGGCTCTTTAGGTTTCCCACAGATTCTCGAACTAAGTCAAATATCTCAGATAACTGTGAAAAATCCATTGTACCTATTGCCTCTTTTGGAACTTCTTTGCCTCCTGACGAGGATAAGGCTTGGATAAATAGCTTAATGTTAGCAACCTTGTCAAGCGCCTCATCAATACTATTTAGCCCAACCCCTGCCTCTTCAGTAAAACGCTCTAAAGCGTTGAGGTCAAACTTAAAGAAATACTCGACACCATCTATCGAAATTGATTTCTTACCTTTCATTAGCTAACAGCTACTCTAGATAAAGCTCCATCACCAGTAAAGCTACCAGATAGAGTTGCTGTATCTTCATTCGCTGCAACTAAACTAACAGAAGATAAAGAAGCTGTGCCAGTATAAGAAACACCCTTTGTAGTATATGCTCCTGACTGTGGCTCAAATTCAATATCAGCTTGTGTTCTGTTTATAAGATAGTCGACTAATATATCAACAGTCCCAGTTGTAGTTTCAAAATCAGCGATTCCGTCTAGGTCAACGCTCCATGATTTTTGTCCTTGAATATGCTCAGCCCATCCTGCCGAATCTTTTGTGGATGAGTCAGGTAAATCCATTTCAATGTTAAGTGTTGCCGAAGTGGTCGCTGCAAATGCAGTACCATCGTCTTTCAGCAAAATTAATGTTCCGTTTACTGCTGCCATTGTGTGTGTATTTAATTGAAGTTAAACTTTGTAAAAGATAAAAAAATCTAAGGACTTTTAATACACCCTTATTTTTCTTCTATTACGTGACGAAATCTTAACTCCCGAATGAAGTAAGTATAGGTATCAGTCTTTTCTTTAATAAAAATGTCATTATCTACAACCGAGGTTATGACATTAAAGTCATTTAAGTTAAAAGGAACTGGCCTTGCTCTTATAATCTCTTTTACTTGATTAACGACGTTATTTAATTTTGCACGACTTCCATTATCCAAAGAAAACCTATCTACAACGCTCAATGAAAAAGTTACATTATCCATAAACGTTGACTTTGTAGAATTATCAGTAAGGGTTGTATCTGCAAACTGTATATGTGGATAAGTCCCATTAGAAGGAACCTCATCATAAACTGGCACTGGACTACCACTTAATGTTACATTAGTGTTTAGTAATGTATAGTACGCTGTTTGAAGTTGTGTTGTTGAGTCCTTAGCCATTTTTCATCAACCTCTTGAGATTTTTTATTAGATTTGGTTTTTCAGCTTCAAACGCAGGAAATAAATATGGACGTGGCCTTACACCACCCCCACCACCGTTTGATTTTTTAAACTGTATAGCTACATCAGAGTAATCAACACCACTTATTTTTGTATTCACCCTTGACCTAGTTCCGAACTCAACGTAAGGAGCATACTCAACATTTGTATATACCCTCCTTCCTATGCCACCAAACTTCTCTGTTTTTAAAGATGAGCGTAGCCTTCCACTATCTACTGGTACACGATTTTTTGCATCACTCTCTATTTTTAATGCTGAAGCATTTATAAGAAACTCCGCTTTTTTTTTCATCTTAGGAGTGAGGGTTTCAACATTTCTCATAACCCTTGCAAACTGCTTTTTATTTAAGGAAGTTCTAAGCATTTACATCCTCAACAGCTACAAGTTCTGTATATGAATGTTGCTCTCCTCTATCTCTTGCATACTCTATGTTAAATGTGCGCCCATCGTACTGCGCTCTTAACAAATAATCGTATGTGGCTCTATCATATCCAAGGTCAACAAAATCATCTCTATAACGAGTTACAATTTTATACCTTATCTTGCCTTTTAATCCACCTATTTCGTAAGCCTCAGAGCCTGATACAGCGCTTATATTAGCCCATACAGTTGATAGTGTATTCCAGTCTTGTGTATTCCCTCCCATACCATCCGATGTTAGAGAATAATACTGAAAAGTTATTCTCTGTTTCATCAAGCCAACATTCGCTTGTCTGTTCTTTGTTTTCATTCATCAGATTAGTTTGGTGTATTTCTTAAAGAATGACTTAGAATTATTAGGTAATTCAGATACGCTACCTTCTACTAAATCTTGTCTATCTTCGTATGACGAAAGTACACATTTTTTAAGACCAGTTATAATGCCATTAGGAATAGTTGTATATCCTGCGACATACACAACCTTTAATCGTATTCTCTGAAATGGCGCTTCATACGCATCGACAGAATTAAATACTATTGTGTCACCTTGTAAATAATAATCATCCCCGACAGTCAATGCAGTTTCAGTGCCTTGGTTATTGATGGTTTTGACAGAACTCACCGACTGTACGGGGAATAATGGTAAATCAACTCTTTGCCCGAAGCTTTCCCATTCAGCAGTTACTGTCTTTTCTATGAGTTGAAATGAAAAGTTTTGCTCTACCATATCAATAATGCCAGCAACCAAGGATGTTATTAGGCTGTCATCATCACTTGTTTCGACTTTCATCCACGCTTTTGCATCGGATGTGCTCAATACATCTGTTGCAGAATTTGTTCCAGTATTGGTTGTCGATACTGTTACAACTCCATTTAAACCATAGTCAGGTGTCCGTATGCTACTACTAAGCAAGCCCATTTAATTCATCCATAAGTTTTACAGCTTTACTTTTTGTCATTCTATCAATTATTTGATTGCCTTTTTTGACGTAATACATTGTTTTTGTAGTTTCGTCTTTTTCGATATGTATTTTATCCGCCTTGTTGTAAGCACGTTTATCTTCTTTTGTCTCATACAATAAGCCACGCTTTAACATATCAGTCAATGTTGATGAATCAGCGTTAAATGCTTGGTCAATTTTGTACGGTTTTTTACCGTATCTAAAGTTTTTTCTACATCTATAAGGCATAACAGTAATTTAGTTAGAAGGATGGGCAGGAATCGAACCTGCCCAAGTTCCAAACATCCTTATGGTAATCTTAAGAATTACCTGCATTCTGTATCGCAGTAGTAAAGTTACCAAACGCACCTGCATTAGGCAAGTATGTTGGTAGTGCTAAACGACCACTAATTTGTACAGTTACTAAGTCTTTAACCACATTGTCTTGGTCTTGCTCGTAGAAACGAACCTGCATAGACTCACGGTCAAATAAAGTACATAACTGCGGGAAATCAGCAACTAAGAAGTCATTAGCATTTCCATCGGTTGCATTGATTGCGTTTGTAGCAATAATAGGTACGCCACGAACAACTGGAGTACGGCTACCAAATACAACATCGTCAGGGAATACATAACGTCCGTCTGAATCCTTTCTACGAATCATTTCATAGAAACGACCTATTGACATCATAATTGCAGATGGTCGATAGTTTCTATCCTCTACCTGCTTGATTGCTTCCATTAAAACATCATGCTCAGTTGCATTAGCATCTAACACATACTGGTCTAAAGTATAATCAGTAGAAGTCACAGTTAAGCCATAAGTAGAGTCATATAGCAACCAAGAATCTTCTTCTTTCATATACTTCTCCATACCTCTTAAAGATATATGGCTAGCTAGTCCTGCAGTATCATTCAATGCTTCTTTAGAAACACGGAAATGAGCAGCAATCTTTTCAACAACAGCATCAGTTGCAGTTAGGTCAAAATCGTTTTGTCCAGAGGCATCACCTTCAGCAACAATAGCAGTATTGTCTGTGAAGTTGCTTTCTTTGATGTAACGAATTTTGTCGCTGTTAGTCGTGCCATTTGGTAGGAATTGTCGCACGTGAGTTTTTCGCTCAGCATCGTACTTCATGCCTGCAACATAATCAGCAGGAACTACATCACCAGTATAAGCATCAGCTTCAGTTATAACAGCCTTGGTGCTCATTGTAAAGCCAGATGTTTGTCCAGCCTTAAATGCTTCCATTTGCTCTTGAGTACTTTTGCTTTCTAAAGCTTCTTGCATCATGTTCTTTACAGAACCCTTTTGTGCATTTCCACCAAGACGATTATGGCTTTTTTCAATAGCTTCTAATCTGTCTTTTTGGCTAGAAATTAACTCTTCAATGTTTTTGATTTCAGACTTGGTAGCTGAATCAGCCTCGCCTGCAGATTTTACCTGCTCTTGTAATTTATCGTAACGGTTTTCAAGGTCGCCTTTAAGCACATCCATGTGGCTTTTTACCGACTCAAGTCCTTCAGATATAGTTTTCTCTAAGTCCATTTTTGGAACTCCTTTTGAATTTTTATTTTATTATTAAAGTTATCAAACAGCTTTAGAATAAGCTCGGCTTCATCTTCTTTTGGAGTGACTTGAGTCGGCTCTTTAGAGATAAGTGAGCTTTTTAATGCTTCTTCGAGATGCTTGATTTGTTTTTCAATTAGCTTATATGTTTCATCAGTATAATCACCTGAATAAAACGCTTTTGAAAGTTCTTTATATTTATCGACACTGTCCTTTACATTCCCCTTCATCATGCCACCAGTGCTAAGTTCGTTAGCACCCCAAGTAACTGTTGACCCCTCCCACATTTTAGCCTCTTTAACCATGTAGCAGTCTTTTTCGTTGTCGTATTCTCTTTTTACAAAATTAATGCCAACAGAATGCTCTGTTAGAACACCTTGCTTATATAATTTTAAAACATCTGTACCCAAATTAGTATCAGCTATCATTGTTCTAAAGTATAATCCTTTTCCATCCTCAATTAACTCCATTGGTTTACCAAGAACTTGTAATGGGTCGTGTTGATAAAGATGCATGATTCTATTTTTACCATAAGGCCCATTCTCCTTGATGGTCTTTTCATAGCAACCCTTCATCATTACATCACCATCAGAATCTTTAAAGTCAAATACAGAATAGTACCCCTCGACTATTCTTTTGTCGACATCGACTCCTCTAATTTCAGTGCTTGTATTTTTTGTAATCCAAGGTAAGCTCATATTTTTATCCTGCCTTTGTTCTTCTAGTTGAATATTTCTGTCATGACTACTACAAGCCATGTAATAAGTTTCGCCATCCATAGAGTGCGTGTGCGTTCCGTTGCAACCTAAAAAATCTGCATACTCTTCTGCCTCTTCTCTAGTTCTAAAATATGATAGCTGTGGTTTTTTTATTACTATCTCAATGCCATCAGACTTAGAACTCTGTGGGTGCCCTTTTGGTAACAAATCTGTATCATGCTTTCCACCCTTAAATCTACCAGTTCTTAAAACTGTAAGAAAGCTGTTGACTCGCCCCATCGCCCATTGCTGTGCGCTACTAACATTAGGTCGAACAGATTGAGGATTTGTTCTATATGCCCCAATGCCTCTATCGTAAACCTTTTTTAATGTACCTGCTGTTGTTCTTTTGCTGGCTACATCACCTACTTTTTCGTTATGCTCTTTAGCTTTATCTCTAAGAGTGTCCATAATCCCCTTAGTTTCTTCAGCTTCTTTTTGCTCCTTCTCTTCTAAATATTCAGCATCAATTCTTTTTTTCTCTTCATCTATTTGCTTTGATTTTCTTATAGCCCAATCAATACCCGAAGTTCCTCCCCAGCAATCCCACATCAAACCACCACAACCCTCGGTATATGGAACATCTTTATTTTGTCTATGCCTATTAAAAGAAGCCATTCTTTTTACAGTTCTCTCGCTCAAACTCTCCCTGCTTGCAAGTTGATTTGCTCTTTGCCAGCCTACTGGAGTACCGCAATTTTTCGGATTTCCCGACTCTTCTCGGTACTTTAATGCCCTTTTTGCGTTATTTGAGGCTGATTGTGGGTAATCGTTGTAACTCATAGGTGTAAATGTTTGCAACAAAGATAGGTATTTTTTACACCATTTAACAATTTCGTATATTTATTTGGTGGTAATATAATTTTTAGTTATGGATAAAGTAATATACAGAGTGCAAGAACAGCTTGATAACAACTGGGTTGTTGATAAGAATGACATCCAGTTACTGTTGATGTTTGCTATTTGTTACTGGAAACAAGTAAGTGAATCTCATTAGCTAACTGATTTTGTCGGGTGTTCTTTTGTTCCCTTCGATGAATAGATTGTCGTAGATGACTTTCTGCGCTTTTTATCCAAAACATCCTATGCTTCAAACAAATTATACGAATATTTTTTTTAGCACATTCTAAAGAGGCCATTAAATCACTCATGCGATAATCCTTCCACTGGGTAGCATCAAACCTTATAGTATCTGTATGAAACGCGCTTACCCCAGTCCCTGCTACATCTATTTGATAATCAGAATCAACTGTTCGTAAGCATTGGTAAGTATGATGGCCAGTATAGTAAGGTAAATTTATTCCTTTAAGCTTTCGGCCATGAAAAGTTAGCCATGTGTTCGGGTATTTTTTTAAAGCCTTTAAAATTGTTTCTACATAGTCAGGTGGATAAATTATATCATCGTCGCAAGATAGGTAGATTCCCCTGCTCTTTGGTAGCCAAAAAAACTTAGCATTATCTGTATAATCGCAACCATTAAAAACCTGAACATTATCACCATTTACCTCGGGTATATAATCGTTGCCATATACACGAACAACATCCACTTGAAAACGCAAGCTATCGACCACCTTCTGTAAGGTTTCTTTTCTTGCTTTTATAGTGGCTAGATTTGCAGTTATCATGTCATTCCAAAATTCCGACCCCAGTATTCTGTCATATTATAGTTATAACTTTTTGCTTATTGTACTAAGCAATAGTTCTATCTTTTTATCTATCAAAATTATCATGTCACTTTTTAATGCAATAAAAAACAAAACAAGTATTATTGCTACTTGCCAATCATAAAACATTGCCCATATCAAACAAGTAATGCCTGCAATTATTCCTAATATTTTCATCTACTTACAAGTGGTTGAATTTTTCTTAGTTTAGGATGCATCTTACTTTCGTGCTTCCCATGATAACATAATGATTTTTGTGGAAAGTACATAGGAATGCCTTTTTTGTAGAATGCTCTGCTTTGCGACCATCCAACACCACTACTTGTCATGCTTCTTCCGAACCTCGTTATGCTTACATCTTCCTGCTTAAAATTTATTGCCTCTAGGGTTTCTCTGTTTGTAAAATAACCGCAATCAGCGTAACTACTTAAATAGCTTGAAATGCCTGCCACGTCTATTTTCTTGTGCTTTATAGGTGTCCATATCTCTGGTCGGCCATCATTTAAAAGATTGTACACATAGTTACCCTTAACGTTGTTGTTTATGTACTTTGTTTTTTTATGCTGAACGTTCAAAAAATCATCAGGTAGGAATAAAAAAAAATCATTATCTGATTGCTTGCATATATCAAGAGCATATTGCCAATTTTTATAGAACAGCTCTTTTCCTTTGTGACGTAATCTATGAAATTCAGATATCCCTACAAAAGGCATAGGGTCAAAGTTGCTTCCATCGTCAATAACTATAGGCTTTTCAGGGCATTGCTCAATGACCCTTTTTAGCATTTTAGGTCTGTTATAGCTAAATATCAGAATCATCTAACATTCCTGACAAACCAAAACCAAGCCCAATATCAAAGCCAGCATCAAATATCTCTTCGGGTATAATAGGCTCATATGTTAATGTGCATCGACAGTTAATTGTGTTTCCTGCACTTGCTTGTGATGAATCTCCAGGATATTGCATTAACTCACCACTAACATTAAAAAAGCCTTGTGCATCTGCACTTCTTCCGCTCATTGACCAATGGTCAAAAAATCCACCTTTTAAACCTCTTGTTCTGTCGTCCATAGTTGAAAGCCACTTTTTTATAAATGGAACACCACTTTCCTGCGCACCAAGAAGGCTTCCTGCGTTTGAAGCTGAAACCATCTCTGTTCTTCCTATTAACCTACCTCTTTTTTTAGAAAACCCATAATCATTGCTAACTGTTTTTGCAAAATTAGGTATTGATGTGCCATCCTTTAATCCTAAAACAACCTGCTTGCGTATTCTTTTTCGAGTAGTTTTTGATACTCGTACAATCTTATCTGTTGTATCACTTTGCCTAAGCCATCTTCTTGCTATTGCTCTCCAATTAGTTTTAGCTTTTTTCTGTGTTTTTTGCAACTGATTAAAGCTATCTATTGCAAACATAGGTATAATCCTTTCATATACCTCAGTATAAGCTGAATCTATTGGCTCGTCTGTTACTATTCCCTCTAAGTCAAAATCAATAGAGCCAGTGCGCTCAACCTCATCGAGGTATTGTTTTAACTGTATTTTTAATGCTTTTGTAAATACACGCTCTGCAAAAGGCTCTAATGCTTTTCTTTTGCTATCTATTGTTTTCCACTCAATGTAATCTTGCTGTATCTTTTTTCTATTCTCATCACGATAAGTATTGTAGCAAATAGCAATAGCCTGCTCATTTGGAGTGCCTTCATTTAATAAAAAACGAACACAGCGACCCATGTAATCACCTCTTGGCTCGTTTTTATTTGGTTTTGGAATCGGCATAAAAAAAACTAGCTCCTATCACAAAGCTAGTCAAATTAACTAAGATGGAAAGAT